TATTCCCGCGACGTTGGAGGATAACCCGCATATTAACAGGGAAAAATACGAAGAATCGCTTAACAAACTTGATCTTGTTACAAGGCGGCAACTGCGTTTCGGTGATTGGGATATAAAGGCGTCCGGAAACAAGTTTCGTCGTGATTGGTTTAATGTTGTTAGAGATTATCCCGCCGATTTCAAGAGTGGCGTTCGTTTCTGGGATTTTGCAGCGACAGAACCAAAGAAAGGTGGTGACCCCGATTATACGGTTGGAACACTAATAGTCGAGAAGGGCGGGTTATATTGGGTGGTAGATGTTCAACGTATTCGGGGAACCCCACAGAAGGTAGAGCAACTCGTCAGGGCGATAGCGGCATCCGATTATGCTAACTACGGGAATAGAGTCATAACGGCAATCGAAGAAGAACAAGGATCATCCGGGAAGATCGTCGCGGACAACTACACTCGCAATGTGCTGAGAGGTTATACCGTCAAGTTTGTGCGTCCGACAGGCTCAAAAGAAGTACGTGCAAACCCGGTGAGTGCCGCTTTTGAACGTGGTACAATCAAAATCGTGGGCGGAAATTGGAACAACGCATATATCGATGAATTAACCGCATTCCCGTCGGCTGGTGTACACGATGATCAGGTCGATTCGACAAGTGGGGCGTATAATATGCTTAGTAGAACCTTCGCACTTCGGCAGGGAAGAATAGAAGTATAACTCATAAAGGGCAGGTGACCGGATGAAAAGCTTTCAGGAATTGATAAATGTTTTTTTCGGAACGTATACCGAAGCTTATTGCAAGGCAAATGATCTCTTTGTGGCATATAAGAAAGACGGGGCTACAATAAAAGCTAAAACAAGGATGATTGAGAACTTTCAACAAGAACTCGTTAAAATTGACGCCGGGTATATCATAGGCGGTTGGCAAGAATATATTGTGGACGACGAAACCGGGAACGCCAAACGGCTGTTGCTTGACATTCTCAAAGATAACAACTGGGAGGCGGAACAACTCAAAATTATTTTGCAGGGGCTTATACTTGGGACAACGGCGTTTCGTGTTGGCAAAGATATGAGTGGGGAGGTGCGAATAAGCCACATCCCAATCGCTTCGGCACTTATAAGTCGCTTTGGTGATGGCTGGATTGTAGAAACCAACGTGGAAGATAATGGGCACATGGCTATGCTCCGTGAGATTTCGACTTCGCAATTCTATCGCCGGGAGAGAAACGGAGTGCCAGAATTTGAAGTGGATATATCGAGTTATGGAATCCCGTTTATAACTGTTATTCCAAATCGCCCGACGATTGACCCAAACTTTTCGAGCTGGCAGGGTGAACCCGAATGGCGAACGATCCAACCACAGCTTGATGAGATCAATTCGTCTTACAGCAGGCTTTCAATGATCGAAGATCGTTATGCTAACCCGCTATTGATTGTTAAAGGGATAATCGACACAAGTGATTCGGAGATAAAAAAGGATTCGAACGTGCTTTATCTGCCAGAAGGCAGCGATATTTCCTTTTTGGAATATCAGGGTAATATTTTGTCGCCTTGCTTGGAAAAGATTCGAGAATTGAAACAATCGGTAAAAAACAAGTGCCCCGAGCTGATCTTACAAGACCTTACGGCGGTTAACTCCGGCTACGCTCTGAAAATCCGGTTGCAATCGTTGAAGCGAAAAATAAGTACCTTACGGGCAACGTATTTTTCGGTCTTTGAAAATTATTTCAACGTGCTGTTGAAAATGGCTACAGGAAATGATTACGCGATATCGATAAAAGCAGAGGATGTTATTCCGGAAGATACGGAATCGCTATTAAAAGAATATATCGCGTTAAGAGGGCTTGGGATACTGTCTGATAGAACGATTGCGGAATCCCTGGGGTACGATTACGATGAAGAGCAAGAGGAAATAGCTAAAGAGGTGCTTAATCCAAACAAAACGCAAGAAGAGGAAAAAACGGAAGAAGCAGGGGTAGAAGAGTAACGGCGGGGGTGGTGAAAGATGATAGTTTCGTACGATCCGAAGATAGAAAAGGAACTGTATCGCAAGCTGATCTCTGCCGAAAAAAAGTATATTTCCAAACTCGAATATCTGCTTTCTACCGGGCAAACTATGACGCCTAAGACGCTTAAACACAAAATCGCAAAGGCAGAAAAGATGTTAAAAAACGTCACCGCGGACTTCAAAAAAGAGTATGTGGGAAATATGGAAGCGTTTTTCGAGAGAACGATAGAAAACGTATTCAAAAACGAACTAAAAATAGTGGCGGTGAATTGGAACTCAATTTCGAGGAAAGAATTTGAAAGGCTAAAAGTCGGCGGGTTGGCGTTTATGCACAATTACGAGGAAAACATAATCAAAAAGGTTCAGACCGAACTGTATCTGTCCTTTCTTAATGGAGAAAGTTACACTGATGCGTTCAAGCGAATAAAACCGTTCGGGAATGATCGTTCTCGTCCGAAGGTTATGGTTCGGGATCAAATGGAGAGAGTCTATCAAACGTCGATCGTCGAGGCATATGGGGCAACTGGGCACCCGCAAGATTTTTTGTATTATTGGACGGGTCCCGACGACGAACGAACGACTGATATTTGCACGGATAGAAAAAGCAGGAATCCTTACACGTGGGAGCAGGTTTGCAGTATGGATTCTCACCCGCATATCCAATGTCGGCATCGGTGGGTTGCTGAAATGGCAAAGACGTTGGAAAAGAGTATCTGAGAAAGGGAATGGTTTGAAATTTTCAGGCAGTCAAAAACCGCGATGATATAGTCCGAAAAAAAGAGCTAAAAGAAAAAAAAGAAAGAAAAGAACCAAAAGAAAGAAAAAAAAGAAAGAAAAGAAAGAAAATAAACAAAGGGAAGAAAGGAAAGAAAGAAAGGAGTGTAAATGCTTGTGCATAGCAAATGCATAGCAAATGCATAGAGGTGCATAGAAGAGGCATAGGCGGAAGAAGCAGCAGCACCTGAAAATAATTGTCATTGAAAGAAAATGTGATATAATAAAACACTCACAAGGAGGAAAAAAATGGCAGACAAAGAATTTGAATCAAAACCGCAGGAAAACACAAAAACTACCGGAATATCTGACAATCCGCAACGAACCGTGTCCGAGGTTGAAAAAAATATTGACGTAAACGGTATCGGGGCGGGGTTGGAAGGAACGGGGGGCGATCAAACAAAGGCGGGGTTGAAGAAGATGTATACTGAGGAACAGATGAGAGACCTTTTGCAGAGAGAAGCAGATAAGAGGATAACCGAAGCTCAAAAGACTTGGCAAAAAAAGATCGATGCATTAAAGACCGAGATTGAGATGTCGAAACTTTCAGAAGAGGAAAAAGCGAAAGAAATTTCGAAGCAGAAAGAAAAAGAGCTTCAAGAAAAAGAGCAAGAGATAATGCGGCGGGAGGCGGATTTCAACACCATGAAGTTGTTGGCGGATGAAAAGCTGCCAACTGAATTGTTGGGCGTCTTTGAAAGCGTGCCAGATATGGACAAGCGGATAAAGGCGATTAGATTATATCGCGAGATATACAACAAAGCTATCGCGGAATATAAAAACGAACGCGAAAAAGGGTCGTTTCATCTGTTGAGCGGCGCAAAACAATTCTCAAAAGAAGAGATCGCGAAGATGACGCCGCAGCAGATAAACGAAATATTTGACAAAGACCCCTCTTTGCTTTTAGGGTCAAAAGAACGTTAAAGAAGGAAGGAGAGCGAAATAGATGGCATTAGATGGATTCATCCCTGAAATATGGAGTGCAAGGCTGCTGTCTCATCTGGATAAAGATCTTGTATTCAAGCAACTGGTAAATACGGATTACGAAGGCGAAATTTCCAACTATGGCGACACAGTACGGATCAATCAGGTTGGTGATGTGACCATTAAGGATTATACGCGGAACGCTAACATGGAAGATCCCGATGAACTCGGTGGGGCACAGCAAGTGCTTTCAATCGACCAATCTAAGTATTGGAACGTGCAGGTTGACGATCTTGATAAAGCGCAGCAAAACCCAAAACTTGTGGATCAGGTAGCGGCGCGTGCGGCTTATGCAATCGGAAACACAATCGATAGTTATATTGCGGGATTCCACGCGAACGCTGGTATCAAACTTGACAATGGCGGTTCTGGTTATACCGTCGGATCGGGCACTAACGAAAAAAACGCATACGATCTCGTTGTCGAAATCGGCGTGGAACTTGACGAAAACAACGTCCCCGCTTTTGGGCGTTGGCTGGTCATGCCGCCTTGGTTCCACGGAATGCTGTTAAAAGCTGACGAGTATAAGCTCGCCTTTGCGGATTACAAGGCGAAAGGGCTTATTCCCGAGATCGCAGGGATCAAGATTTTGAAGAGCAACAACATCAAGACAGCCAGCACATCACATTATTTATTGGCTGGGACGTCGCTTGCAATAAGTTATGCAGGGCAGCTCGCGAAAATTGAAGCGTATAGAATGGAGAAGCGGTTTGCCGACGGGCTGAAAGGGCTTTACCTGTATGGCGCGAAAGTGGTTATGCCAAATGCACTCGCGAAAATTGTCGCGATAAAAGGCACATAGGCGGTGATGAATATGAGGAAAACAAAACTGTTTTTGACGCTCTTGATTTTGGCTGTTGTTACTGTACTTATTGGTGCGACGATAACGCCGACGCTTATTAGCCGAAACACAATCACGAACGTCACCGCTCAGTCGCTCACCGAGAGCGGGACAATGACTTTTTTGTATGAGGTAGATTCGAAGATCGGCTTTTTCGTTGACCTAAAACCGACAGACGCTACAAGTCCAACGATTACGCTAACGATCCGGGCAGGCGACTTCGGTGGTAGCAGTGAAGGGAGCATATCGCTTACACACGCAACAACCGCAGAGCTTTTTTATGTTATACCACCCCTTGAAAGTTGGAGATTCGTCCAAGCCAGCGATACGACAGTAAGTTTCTATTTTGAAAGTGCAACAAACACGAGCATTAAGGTCTATCCGTTCCAATTCTGGTAAAGCTGGGGAACTTCCCCGGCTTTACTTTGTTTCAAGTAGCGAGGTGGAAAGATGGCAGACACGAATCTCACAACATTAAGATTGTGGCTAAAAGATAGCGGCAAAACACTTTTCTCGGATGCTGAGCTTACCTCTATACTTACAAGAAATGGGGCAATCGTTGATGGTGCGGACGTAACGCTGACCAACAAGATGTTGGATTTATCACGTGCGGATGCTTACGAGTTGCTTACAGGCGACCCTGCAAAATTCAATTCTTACTCAATCGGCGGGGTAAGCGAAACGATTTCAAAAGAACTGCTGCTGCAGATGGCAAAGGATTTGAGAAAAAGATATATCATCGCCATAGAGGATATCGAGTGATGCGAGTACCGTGGAAATTCTATGAGCTTACGCACCGAAGAGTGGTAGGATCACCGAGTTTCAACGTTTCGACCGGGGCTGTTACCGAAACAACGCAAGACAACGTGGTATCTGGATACATTGTGCCATCAACACCGCAGGATATAAGCAAAGGGTTTCAGGTTGGCAGCTACAAATGCTTTGCCATCGGGGTGGCAAACTTGCCGATCGTGAAACAAGACAAAATAGTGTGTGGCACAACCGTCTACACAGTTCGGAACGTGCGGGATTGGGTAGGTTCTGGGCTGTATGAGTTGGAGCTTATCGCGTGATAACGATACAGCTTGCAAAAGAAACGAAAGAAGCTTTTCAAAAGGCTTTGGAAAAGCACAAAAAAGAAGTAGAAACGGCTTGTGAGTATGCTCTTCAAAAGTTTTTGATGTTGCTCGAAAAGGGAATCGCAGAACATATTGCGAAAAATAACACGAACACAGGGCAACTATTGCAAAGTTTGTATCAGAAGCAAAAAGGTTTAGAAGGTGAAGTTGGGGCGACAGCGGCACATGCCCCGTATGTTGAATTTGGCACGCGACCGCATCGACCGCCGTTCGCACCAATTCGCGAATGGGTTTGGCTCAAAAGACACGACCTTGGGATTCCCGACGAAGCGGTGTATCCTTTTGCGAAAGCCGTATGTGACGCGATAGCACGCTATGGGACAAAAGAGCGGCGACCGTTTCGAGACACGATTGAGGCAAACGAAAAAACACTGAACGATTTGATCCTGAAAGCAATCGAAGAGGTGGCACGATGACGACCTTGATCCCGCAGTTGAATCTAAAATTTTCGCAATCGATAACAGGAACAAGCGTAATATTCGGGTATACAGACAACTTAAAAACCAAAACCGAGTATATCTTGATCGACTATGAAGGGGCGGCAAAAGACAGTGGGGCAACTCCAATGGTGCAAGAGCTTAGGCTCAGAGCCGAAGCCTTTACAAAATCCACAACAAACGCCTACGCGATTTTCACGCTGGCAAAAAAAGTTTTGGATGTATTGAAGCATAAGGTAAAGCTAACAAACGGGGAAGTGGTCGAATTTACGAGGATAACATCAAACTATTTCGATGTGGAAGTTGGAAAAAAAGCGGAAATATCCGCGACAGTAAAATTCTGGAGGTGAACATAGATGGCAGGCGAAGTAACAAAAAACAGGCGTGACGGGACGCTTACAATTGTTGATGGGTCTTCGACGCCGGTTCAAACGCTTATCGAGTTTGCAGAGGGCGACTTTACGTACAACGAACCGACGATGAAGGAACCAATAGTCATAAAAAATCGTAAAGGCGAGCTAAAGTTTTTGAAGGTGGATGATAAATTTTCGGGGTTCGGGCGCGTTTCTTTTTCGTTTCAATATCAAAACAAGACAATCCGCGAGTTGCTTTCGGATCCGGCGACTACGTCAGCGGTTGCTGCCGATAAAATCCATTCGAACTACAAAACCGTGAATCTTGTATTTGTGCTTAACAACGAGTCTGGGGCGCCCGAAGAAACGCACACGCTTTATAACTGCCGGTTCGCAAGGGGAAACGTGAAGTTTAAGGAAGGAAACGAGTACAACACAATATCGGCAGAAGGTATTATAATGGGAAAGATCGACAACGGCGTCCGCAAGTTTGTCGCCGTGACGTAGAAGGGGGAGGTGAAAAGAACATGAGCGTCGTAAAAAACAAGAGAGATGGTGAGTTATCGGTAACCTATGGGGTTGCAACAGCGTCTGTCACGGCGGCATTGGATTTCTGCGAAGGTGATTTCGCTTATGAAGACCCCGTGGAAGGGGAACCTATCGCGATTCTGAATAGAATCGGCGAGTTGGATCACGTAAAGGCGAACGACCCACATAACGGATTTGGCAAATGCACTTTTTCCGCGAAGTACGTCAACAAGAACATAAAAGACAAGTTATGCGCCCCAGTGGCGACAACGGCGGTAGCAGCCGACGGCATTCCAAGCGTGTTTCCTTGCGTGAATATGGAATTGGCTTTGAAGGACGAAGCGGGTAATCTTGAAGAAACAATCTATGTGTACAACGTGTTTTTCGATCCCGGGAAGGTTGTTTACAAAGATGGCGACAATTATTCCACGCTTACAGCCGAAGGGTATGTCTTTGGGAAGTACGACAATACCGCGGATAACGACAGGCGGTTCAGCAAAACCGTAACGAAAACCTAATGGCAAGCTACGGGAAACGGGACGCGTTTTTGAACCTCATATATAATGGAGAAAGCATAGCCCTCTTGTTTGCAGAGGGCTTTTCTCCAATCCACGCGTATGAGATGCACAGTTATAAACCGTTGAATTCCCGGACGTATCAGAAAAAGATAATTGGGCAGCGTTATTCTTTTGGGGTTGATGTTCTATATCTTGATAACTTCTACGCCGTATCGCAGTACGCGACAATGCTTGATGAATTTGGGCGGGCGGCTTTGGGGCAATGGGCGTTTGGAACAGCTTGGGCTTATGGTGACGATGGCTTGCCGGTTATACCCGATATGCGGGAGAATATAGCAACTGTTTTCGACTATATTGCGGAACATCGCGAAACGTTTGATTTTGAGGTTATCGACTATGCGGATAGCGCTAAAACGCTTTTTCACCACGTGCTTTACAAAAATTGCCTGATAGAAAGTTTGAGCCGCAATGATGATAAAGTGATTAAAAAGAACATAAAGATAGTGGCGGAAAATATTACATCGTATGCGTAAAAAACGAGAGGAGAAAAAAAAGATGGAACTTAAAGGATTTGATCAGAGTAGTGCGGGAGTTTTTAGGCAAAAAAAAGATTATCGAATCACGTTTCCAAACGGGGAGAGTATAACGTTCCCGTTAAAATCGCTGCCGACGAACGTCGCAGATATTATATCGGACGCGCTTCCATATCCGGCGGCACCAAAAAAGTTTGACCGGGAAACAAAGACTTGGGGGCAAGACCTGTCGTCACCGGAATATCTTAAAGAAAAATCGAAGATAGATGCCGCCAGAACCTACGCGTTAGTTATTTATGGGATAGACGAATCTCTTTTCCCGATACAAGGCAACACGTTGCTTGAAAAGATTGATACCCTCATTAAGACCGAAATCCCGCTTGGATACTTTTCGAAGATTGCAAATGCAGTAGGTGAGTTGTCCGGCATATCGTCGGACGAGTTTCGATAGTGCGTTCGAACTATTCGGCGGCGATGAGGCGGTAGAAACCTATAAAGTGCCATTGAAGTATCAGATTTATGATATAGCCGCGGAATATTGGCACATTCCAAATGTGGAAGAGGTTTTAAGTACGATGAGCAAAAGACAACTTACTTACTGGTTAGCTTACCGATCCGTTAGAAGTAAGATCGAAGAACGGCGAATGGAAGAAACCAAAAACAAGCAGAATTAAAAAACAAAAAAAACAGCAGATAGTGTAGATCGCAAACGTTCGAAATTTACCGTCCTATCGCTCGTATAAAAGCGTTTGCCCCGTTCCGTGATAAAAATATCACGGATAAAAAAACTAACGATTTTGGAGGCGATTAAACGGTTTTTAAAAATCTGACGCCATCGAGGTGATAGAGTGGCAGGAACAGTAGATTTACCGGCATTACTTGCAAAGATTAAGATAGACGACAAGGAATATAAGGCGGGCATTGGAAATGTGCAAACCGCTCTTGACAAACTTGAACAAAAGATGAGATCGACCTTCTCATCAATGGAAAATATCGGAAAAAAAGCGGCGATACCCTTTGCCGCTCTTACAGCGGCATTAGGAGGAGTTACGAAAGCGGCTGGCGACCTTGAAACCGCAACAATCAGGTTATCGGCGGCTGTTCAGGGCGACACGAAGGAATTTGCGTACTTTGCCGATGCAGTCAAGCGGGTTCGTGCTGGTTCGGAGGAAACGCTAACAACGATTACGAATGTTATGGCACGGGCGAAGCTTCTTGGTACTGAACTCGGGCTTACAAACGAGCAGATAGCGGAATTGACGCTCGTTTCCGAAAATCTTTCTACCATATGGGGCGGCGATATGCAGACCGCCCTTGAAGGTTTGATGTACGGAATGGCAGGAATGACACGCGGTTTGAAACAATATGGAATATTTGCCGATGACGTGCGTTTGAAAGAGCGGTTGCGGGCGAAGGGTTTGAACGATGACCTGAATCTTTTAACTGCAACACAGAAAAGCCAGTTGATTTACGAGACGATAATGGAAAGCGTACAGGGGCAATTAAAAGAAGCCAATGCGGCAGGGGCGTCGTTTAATACGCAGGTTGCAAGAGTTAAAAACGCATTTATCGACCTTGCGGCGGCGGTAGGGAAAAACTTTCTCGGCGACTTCACAAAGTCGATTACTTCATTCGCGGATAAAATCATCGCAATCTCGCAAAGCCCCGCACTCACCGAATTGATAGCGCGGTTACTAAAAATCGGCGTCGTTCTCACGGGGGTTGGCGTCGCAATCGGGATTATAGGCAAACTGGGTAATATATCTTTGTCCTTGCTGCACGCGGGATTCACGATGTTGACGAACCCTATACTCATTACAGTCGCGGCGATTGCCCTGCTACTGGCAAATCTCGATAAAATCCGCGTTGCTTGGGATACGGCGAACATCGAGAATATGGGTGAATATTGGAATCAGCTTGTAACGAGTTTAAGCACAGGGGATTTTTCTGGTGCAATAAGTGCTGGTTTGAAAATTGTCATCGCCCCGATTAAGTGGTTATGGGAAGGTATCGAGGAAGCATATACCTCGTTAGCGGGAATTATTGGGGAGGATATACGAACATCAGTTGATGCCCTAAAAACCGCTATTGACAAAGGAAATTATTTCGAGGCGTTAGGATTCGCTCTTGGGGTTGTGGCAAACGCAGTATGGCAAGGTATCGAATGGGGGATGGCGACAGCCACGCTTATTAGCGAGAACATAGGAAAAGAATGGGAAATTCAAAAAGCGGTTATCGAAAACGAATGGAACACAGGAAGCAAGGCAACGGCGGCGATAGCGGCGGTAGTATTCGCAACTTGGAACGGAATAAAGTGGACGGGCAAACAGTTTGAAGAAGCTGGTAAAACCCTTTCGGCGGTTATAAACGAAGATTGGGATACACAGGTTGCGGCGGTCAAGGCATTATGGGAAAACGGGGATAAACTTGCGGCAACGATTGTAGCGATTGCTACTGGCACTTGGCAAGGGTTGAAATGGAGTTGGAAACAAGCCGAAGGAGCATATAACACAATCTCGGAAGTAATAAATGCGGATTGGGAAACCCAAAAAGCGGCAATACAAGGAGAATGGGATAAAGGGAATTATATCAGTGCTGTTATCACCGCGGCGGTAACCGGTACTTGGCAGGGCTTAAAATGGGCTTGGAAACAAGCAATCGGAGCATATAACACAATTTCAAGCGTGATAAATGCAGACTGGGAAACGCAAAAAAAAGCTATTGGTTTAGCGTGGGCTGGAGGCGATTACGTATCAGCGATTATAACCGCCGCAGTCACGGGAACTTGGCAAGGGTTAAAATGGGCGTGGGGTCAAGCCAAAAAGACATATGAAACTCTTTCCGCTGTTTTGGGTGAGGATTGGGAAACACAGAAAGCCGCAATCGGAACGTTATGGACTTCCGGCGATTATCTGGCGGCTGGAATCGTAGCGGTTGCAACCGCAACATGGAGCGGGTTAAAATGGGCGTGGGGTGTAGGCGAAACCACGTACCAATCACTTTCGAAAGTTTTAGGCGAAGACTGGGAAGTACAAAAAGCCGAAGTAGTGAGATTATGGAACGGCGAAAAGAAAATCGAAGCGGGGCTGGTTGCCTTTGTATCGGCGGTTTGGAGTGGTATTCGTTGGGGAATCGTGCAAGGCGAGAAGACTTGGGAAACGCTGTCTTCCGAAATGCTTAGCGATTGGGATACGCAACTTGAGGCAATAAAAAAATTGTGGCGAGAAGGCGATTACGTAGCAGCGACAATATCGGCGGTCGTTATGGCTTCTTTCCAGGGCGTGAAATGGGTTGCCGGAGTAATCGGCGAAATCGGCACTCTCGTTAAAACGGCTTACGAAGCCTCTTCGCTCAAAACTGATATAGAGGCGTTCAAAAAAGCAGCTGGAGAAACGGGATTTTCCGTCGCTACGGTTGAAGCTGGAATCAACGTGATTTTAAGCGCGGCTGGAATTGTTGTAAACGTTCTCGTTTCTGTATGGGAAACGGTAAAAAACAAATTGGCGGTTGCCCTTGGATTATCTACAACCGAAGAAACGGCAAAGAACATCGGGGCGTTCGACGTTATCGCTCAGCTTGTTATCAACATCGGTAATATAGCAATTTCGGCGATAACATACGTTGCGGATTTTCTCGAGGGGATTGTCAGAAGCGTTTCAAACTCATTGAGAGAAAAGATTTTCGGCGGTGAGAAAAAGGCTTTTGACGAACCTATAAACATCGGCGATGTTGCGATAATACTTTCCGGAGTCATTCGCCTTGCGTCAACGGCGTTTACCGTTGCAACAGATTTTTTTAATTCGATGAACGCCGCAATAGAAGCGGAAGTGAAGAAGCTGAAGACCGCGAATCAAAAAATCTCCGTAGGGGTCGACGTGTCAATGGACGCGGAAGCAGAAATACTCACGAAGGAAATTAACGCTTTTGCGGCGAAGGTATGGGGATTTTTCAAGGCGGGTTTTTTGCTTGTTGCGAATATTGGTGAATTGATAGCGGAAGCATTTCAAAAAGCCTTGACGGATTTTACCGGTTCACCGGAAATTGCCAAACTTATAACGAAAATATCGGAAACGCTCGTGTTTGTTGTAACGCTTAAACTCGCAGTTGATGCCTTGACTGCACTTGCTGGCACGATAATGTCAACGCTTGGTCTTGTGAAAGGCGCGGCTGGTGCAGCGGCGGGTTATATTCTACCGGTAACGATTCTGTTTGCGATGTCTTTTCTCGGTGACTCGGTGGAAAAGCCCGTTGAAGAAGTAAAAAAAGTGTTCGAAAGTATTAAACTTTTCCCTTCATTAAAGTTAAACGAAGCCGAATACACGAAGGATTTCAGCGATTTTCAAAAGAGATTATACAAAGCGTTAAGCGAAAGCAAAGAGAATCCGATACTTGGGGGCATCGCAAATCGACTTCTGGAAGTATCGGGGAAATCTGGAATATTCAAAGAATTGGAGGCTGGTTTTGACGCTGCTTTAATATACGCGTATGATTTCCTTGACCGACTCGGAATCATGATACAAGATTGGGTACAAAAGCAACTCGGAAAAATCCCCGGCATCGGCGAAATGCTTGTAGGGAAAAAAGACGATGTCGAAAAGGTGCAGGAATTACTGAAAGCAATAGAAACAAAAGATACGAAAACGGCTCTTGCGGTAGCAAATTTGATGCAGGAGGGTGCGCCGATAGAAAAAATTCAAGAGGTTGCGGAAGCGATAACTAAAATAGAAATCCCAACTGATATAAACGCGGGGCTAAACAACGCTCTTAATTCTGCCAAAGACCTTGACGAACAGATGAAAATATTGGCTGAAACGATGTTCGGAATGACGGTTGATGAATTGGCGAACGCCCTTAATTACGATGATGCGGTAAATGTCATCAATGCGATTCAAAATTATTTACAAAACGAGGTTTTCCGCGACGCTTACACGTTAAAGATAGATGCGGATATTTCAGCGGTTGTCGCGAAACTTAAAGCCCTTAATATCAAGAATCTCCCTGAACTTAAACTACAAGGCAAGCAATCTGGCGGTTATACGGGGGAACTACCCGAAAATCAAGTTGCGGGCGTTGTACACGGCGGCGAATGGGTTGCGCCCGCGTGGATGATACGAAAATTTCCTGAACTTTTTGAGACTTTAGAAACCGCTCGATTCAGGGGTTATCAAGAAGGCGGGTACGTAGGTTCAGCGAACGGGATTGTATCGGGTGCGGGTTCTGCCATTGGAACATCGCTCGATACGTTAAAAAATGTTGTTGATTATATATCAGATACGTTCTTGAAAATCATTGATAATTTGCAAGGCGTTCTCGGGGAAGAAACAGCCGTCCAGTTGCGGACATTGGTAGAAGGCATGAAGAAATACGTCGGGGAAATGCCCGGGCTGTACAAAGAGGGATTACAACAAATAGACGCGCTATCAAACGAGTTATCGAGTATGGGAGACGATTTCAAAGAAACGAATACGGCGATGGAAACAGCGGCTAACAAGCTTTCAAACGCGACAAATGCGATACAGGAGCAAGCTGCAAGTTTAGGCGTAGGAGTTACCGATATCGCGTCAGCGGTCCAATCGGCATTTTCCGCGAACACATATGAAGAGTTTGTAAGCAATTTTTCGCAATCACTCGAAGAAATGACGAAACAGGCTCTTATAAATGCGTTCCTGTCATCGGAAGTTGCCAAAGCGTCAATGGAAAAACTTTCGAGCTTGTTCGTTGCGGCAGTGAAAGACGGTACCATTTCTTCGGAAGAATTGAGCGGGATAAAAGCCGCCGAGCAGGAATTACAGGGATTGATGAAAAACACGTGGGATGTTCTCGCGGGTTTGGGATATGTGAATAAACCCGAAGAACAAACGGCGTCGACGGAAAAGCAAGATACAGCGTTCACAAAGTTTCAAAACTTCTTGATGGAACAAGCAAAAAAAATATTTGAAACGATCAAGAATTTCGTTATAAACCCACTAAAAGACGGAATGAGCAAGGTTTTGTCACCCGCCTTCAAGCGGTTGCAAGAACCGTTGTATCGGCTTGGGTTGCTGCTTGGGGAAATTCTTCTGCCAGTCGTGGAAGCGTTAACGCCGATATTTGAGGCATTGGCAATAGGGTTGGCGTACGTGATAAATGTTATAATTGGTGTGGCGAACGCGGTTATCAGTCTTGTGAATCTTATTCCTTCGGTTAACATTCCAACGATAAATTATATTGATATTGCGAAGCTGAAAGAGGGTTTCGCGTCTGAGCAGGAAGAGTCTGAATATTCAAACGAAACGACCGCCGGTTGGAATCAGCCGATAACAAACAATTTTGCAATTACGTTTACAGGAAACACAATATTAGATACAGATGATAAAAGTCTTGAAGTCCTTTCAGACGCTCTTATAAGATATTGGAAGGACAAAGGGGTGAAGGTATTTGCCTAACTACGCCACAATTTCGGCTGGGGAGATAAGTATCGGCTTTGATCCCGTGAGTTACGACGGAACCCCGTCCCACACGACAATAGAAAATCGGAGTGTCACCGGTGTTATCTATCGCGTAAGGGTAAAAATCCGAAAAACTTGGAAGCTGTCTTTCTATTGCACGAAAGAGGAAAAAGAGACGATAGAATCACTTAACGCCAAAAACACGGTAAGTCTTACAGAGGATTCCGGGGCACATACTTGTATAATGGATATAAGCTCGATAACCGCAATATCACTGATAGACGGCGAAGAATTATACAAAGTTGATATCTCGCTCGAAGAAACCGGGGCGTCAACATGAGCGTGAAAATTGAGAGAAAGATAATAGCCGGCTGGGAAGATATAACAGATATGTTAGAAAGCGGAAGGCTCTCATACCAGAGAGCCTTTTCGACTTTCTGTGGGTCGGAAGCTGTTCTCGACATACACGAATCTGACGAAGCAACGGCTTTCGCGAAGTACGCCAAAAAAAGCGTGATACGAATCTCGCAAACAGAAAGAGCGGAAAAAAACTTTTTGGACAGCGATGTGCTGCTGTATGGGACAATCGAACGCCATTCTTGGAATGAGGACACCAAAAGTGTTCGAGTTACAGTAAAGGATTTGTTGTACACAAAAGTTGAAAGAAAAATCGACGGGTTTCTGTTCGTTGGAAAAACAGTAACAGAGATAATGACAATCATTGCGGCGGAACTTGATGTGAACGTCGTTTATACACCTAACGCGTCCGGCAGCTGGGTGAACCCTCTTGTACCCTATTATTATATTCAAAATGATGTGACATATAAAGAGATTTTGTCTCACATCGCGGAATCGATAGGCGGGCGGATATACTGCTCACCCGGGCTTTCAACAGCAACGATGGTTGTCGAGGCCGGGTGCCTTGTTGCTGACACGTCAGTATATGATCCGACACCGTATCTTTCGCTTACTGCTGACGAGGCTGTTAACATAACATTTGAGTACCCGCCGAGAGAACATAACGCGTGGACGGTCAAGTGCTTTTCCAAAACCGTCAAAACCGATACGCTATATCTTGCAACGATAGACAATGAGTTTGTTATCCCGTCTTCTGGCGTTGGTACGGGAGACGATCTGCATTATATCGAATTTGATATGCCGGTACTAAAAATAATCGCGAATAACATTGATTTTACAGGGTGTCCAGATGTCGCGTTTGATTCGGTTGTTTACAACTCGAACTTTGTGGATGATAATCCCGCGGGATATTTGAAAAATCCGTTTAGAATGCAGATAAGATTTACAAACACTTCTGGTTTTGAACGAAGTCTGCTGTATTGGAATATGAAAATTCAGGGTGTTGATGAGCAAAACGTCGAGGTGTCAATAGATGATTCGCTGGAAGATGGCTATAAAAACGAGTACGCATTGCAAAGCGACATAATCGTAGAAGATTCAAGTTGGAACACAAGGCGACTAAACTGGGAAAAGGCGTTCCCGCAAGAAGAACTGCAATTTACAATCGTCGATCCGGCAAAAATCCCACTCATCGGGGCTTGGGGTGGCACGTACTCTGATCCTAATTATACAATCGATTACGATGGTGCGAAGATTGTCCCCGAACGTCTCGGATACTCGATAGACAAAAGAACTTGGGAAATCGGTGGGAGGGCAGATAGAGCGGCGTTTGATTCAAGTGTTGTTGATTCCACGACTACGCACGGGGGCTCAGTCCCGGCTGCACCCGAAATAACGATTGCGGAAACGCCTGACGCTCCAACGTTATCTTCGGAAGTGCGAGCCGATAACAAGGTTTATCTGCTTGTAACTGTTGCTGAGATCGGAAGCTATGAAGTTGATATTTATAACAGCACGCGGGAATCACAAGCCGGGATAATAAGGGCGGAAGGTGGGACGTCGCCGTTTATAGTTGCGTTCCGTGCGAACGAAAGCGAGAGTTATAAAGTGCGGGCACGAATATCAACGGCAACTGCCGTTTCTGAGTGGTCTGAATGGTCAACTAATCACACAACCTGTTCGGCTGAAACTCCAAACACTCCAACCCTCGCCGCCTTAGAAAAAACATATACCTATATTTCAATCGTGTCTGCGACTTGGACTCATACGAAGAAACAAAATCATTCGCATTATGAAGTTGAATATTATGAAGGAACTGGCGATCAGAAGAAACTTGTAGGAATTTTTTCGACTATTCAACAAACATTTGCGCTGCAGGTGTCAGAAAACGTGCTTGTAAGCGTTCGCGTTCGTGCTGTTGACAGTGATGGAAAGGTTTCTGCGTGGAGCCCCGAGCAAACCACGACATCGCTTTATGACACATCGACACCCGCGACGCCAACATCATTGCAAGCGACAGAAGGGGCGGATTTGCTCCTCGTGACTTGGGTAGCGAATTATGAACCGCGACGGATATATTTCGAACTGCAACGAAAAGAGGTCGGAGGTTCTTTCGCTACAATAGCGATACCACACGATAACTGGTATCACGATAAGACGGCGGTCGCAGGAACATACTATATATATCAGGTTCGTGCGGCAAAAGAAAACGCTGTATATTCGAGCTGGAGCAGTCCGAGTGTGCAAAAGACGCCGTGGAGTATTTCAGGGGCGTTAGATGATCTTGGCGAGGACATATCAACGCTGGACGGAAAAATATCAGACCTTGAAGAGATAAAAGAGGATTTACCATCTGGAACGGAACCGACGGTAATTGGTGACAACCAGATTACCACAGGGATGTTGCGTGCTGGGATTGTTGAAACAGCAAAGATGAATGTGTTGGAAATAGTTGGCAATGAGGCGTGGTTCGGTAAAGTGACGGCAGACCATGTGGGAACAAACGAAATTGTAGCGAATACAGCGAATATTAAAGATGCCGTTATAACCAACGCGAAAATATCAAGTGTTGATGCGGCGAAGATAACAACTGGCTATCTGGATGCCGCAAGAATAGAAGCGGGGACGATACACGCGTCAAAACTGGCGATATTGTCAGAAACCGATGACAAGATCGAGTTGGAAAACAACGTAGAGATTGGGGCGAGTGTCGGACCCGCGGGAATAGGGGGAATATATGTATATGACGCAGCAGAATCAGGGCAGGGATATATACTTAATTCGAACGGGTTGTACTACACGAATGGGCTTAAGAGTGCCAGCATGTTGATGAGTCTCATGAGGCAAGAGCTTCTGTTCAACTCTACGGTGTCGCTTACCGACGGGATAGTTGTGCCACTGCCGTTTGCGATAAAGCCGGAACGTCTGGCGATAAACGCAACATTCAAGGCGTTTCAGGGCGGTGGAACCGCGACCCAAAAAAGGTATATACAGACGGTTCCAATATTAGACGTAAGTGGAAACGTAGAGGCAATAAGGGTTTTAGCTTATCAAATGGAAGCAACAAACACGCTTATCCCGACAAAATACAAAAGTAGCGGAGCATTATTCGCCGTATTCCCGGGCGGGGCAAACTCCGTATCGCTGCTAAAACTGTACGCAAACCTTGATTGGATGTGGGTGAATTGGGGCTCGACGGTATACGAAACCCAGATGATTAGTTTCGTTTTGCCCAACCACGCGTACAGCGGTACAGTATCTGGAAACCGAACGGCATATCTGAACGTAAATAGCTTCACGCGGACGAAAAGCGGGTTATACTACAAATCGTATAAGTTTAATTACTCGATAACTTGGGGAGACACAACCAGTGCGACATACGACTCGCCCTGGTTTACAGTGCCGGCAAAGTGGGGGAGCGAGTGGCGAAACGGTTATCCGAGTCTGGTGTCGTACGATAGCCAATCTTACTATACGATAGACGCAACAAAATCTGCGATAGAAGCAATCGTGGAATTAAACGTGCATCTGTTAGGTGGTGGTTGAGGTGTGGATAAGAAAAAATAAGTACGGGAATATTGAATATTTTCAGTACAAAGAACTTATCAGCGAGATAACAGCGGGTGACGCGTACAAGTATTGTGCCGATCTCGAATATATGCCCACTTCGGCGGTGTTAGACTGGGACAATGACGTGATAACAACCATTGATGAAGAAGAGCACGAACTTGACGCTTGCACCGCAATCGCCTTAACTGCATCGATAATTGGAAACACGTTGACAATTACACGGGCAGCCTCAACCGCGGTCTGTGTTAGCCGTGAGAAAGATCCATCCGCGTGGGCGGAAGGTATGGAAATTCTGCAGCAAGAATCGGCGGGAACATCGGATATAACAATCACGCTTCGACACACCGAAAAACTCTTGATATACGGGGTTGGGTACGCCGATCCGAACCTCACATTTACAAACTTTATAACTATTCGTGGTGGGTCTACCGCGATGACGTTCGCGCCGGATAGATTCGCGACGTTTAGATTGCGTGAAGAGGATCCGACGGCGGCACCGTTTCGGGCTGGCGAAATGCAGTACAATTCCGCCGATGAAAAACTGTTTTTGAGTGTTGAAACGGACGCGGTTGGTGACTGGATACAGTTGCCCTTGCTCTCGAAAACGGTGGATTTTGTTACTGGAACAGCGGCTCCGTCGGCTACGCCGGAAAAGATCGGGCAGATGTATATTAACACAACAAACAGCAAGGTATACGTCAGCAAGGGCACTTCGTCGACAGCCGATTGGCTGGCACTCAATTAAGGCGGTGAAAGATGCTTGTAGATTATCTATTCGAAGGGACGGTAATACCCGAACACTCTATTGTAGCAACAGGCGAGGCGCAAAAATTCTCGCACGATAACATGTTTGATCTTGCAATAAGAACGGCAGCAAGTGGCGGCGGGACATTGCTTGTAGAGGATACCGATTATACCTTATCGGCTTATGATCCGCGATACCGCGGGTATAATTTGATAACGTTCGCAGCGGGTTATATTGGGCAAACATTGTATATCAACGCGAGCAAAAGTCGCGGCGACTATATGAACTCATCGAATATTAACGCCGCAATTATCGAGGGTGGCGGCGGTACGATGGCGGCGAACAGCATAAAAGGCAATCCTACCGGCGAAGCTGCCGTGCCTGTTGATATTTCCATCGCCGCGAACAAATTCCCCGCACGGGCGAGTACCGGAAACCTCGAAGCGAAGAGCATCTCAGACTTCGGGCTGGGACTCGTTGCGGCAGCGGATGCAGCGGCAGGGCGGACGGCGTTGGGGGCGGCTCCGACAGACT